TCCTCAAAACAGGAACGGATCTCTAAGATAGTGCACTTAAAACAGGCTATTGAAGACCTCATTAAAGGGAGAGTCCCTGAAATTGAGAGACAGATACTTCAAGCTGAGCAAGAACTCGCAAATCTTGAAAGTACTGAAAAGTCTGTACTGGAGTCCATTGAGACTTCAGTTATAAAGGAGAATTAATATGGCCGATGGATATTTCCCAACCCTAATTAGTAAAGACAAAGATCCAAATATAGTAACAAATCCCGTCTTTGTAGAATTGTCAGATGGTTCTACTGCTGCTGGTTTTACTGGAACTAGTCTCAATGTGAATCTCACAAATAGTTCTGTTGCAGTCACTGGTACTTTCTGGCAGACGACACAGCCTGTTAGTGGTACGTTCTGGCAGACAACGCAGCCTGTAAGTGCTTCTGACCTTGATATTCGTAATTTGACTCTTGCCGACGATGCAGTTAAGATTAGTGCTAATGCAACTGTTAATAGTGCCAGCAATCCAATATTTGTTTCTGTTGGTGCTGCTGTTATGGCGGGTGAAGTGCATAGCTATTATGATGTTGCCACTTCAACGAATAATAACCATGACTATCCAGTTGTGACTGCTATGCTTGTTAAAGGTATAGAATGCTCTTCTTCTGGTGCAGCAAAGTTTGAACTACAGACAGGTCCAGTTGCAACGCTTGTTGCTAAATGGACTGGTCTTATCCCTAAACAAGGTGGTACGATATCTGTAAAATTCGATCCTCCTATTGAAGTTCCTGTTACGTCCACTGGAACTGTTCGTATTCTTAGAACAAATAGAGAGAGTCAGTCACAGAATATGTACACTACCATTATGGGTATTGACGCGTAAAAGTTTACTCAGCTAGTTTGAGGGATTCTAGCTATCAAAAATCCCTATTCGTTAAAGGAGTCTTAAATGACTGATCTTCCAATCAATAAGAAACTTAAAAAAGAGAATCCTGTGGTAACTTCTCCTGTAGATGGACAACATGCCACTAGTAAGGTTGAAGTAACACATGAAAATGCTGATATCCTCATGGTTCACTTTCTTTCACAGATGTTTGGTAGATTAGGCTATATCATAAAATTACTAGAGGAGAAAAAATAGTGGCTGATATATCTTTAAACGAGTCAGATGAAGTTACAATAGCTGATTCTGCTGGTACCAATAAACTAACTGTTAATATAGATGGATCTACTAATATTGAGTTTAGGAATAAACCCCAAATATTGATAGACGGTCGGTTTCCTGTCAACACTCAAGATATTCCCTCATCGGTAAAGTCACTTGTCCTTAGTGGAACTGTTCCTACTGCAAAAACATGGCTTCTTACTAATTGGTCTGCTGGTGGACGTGGCAAAGGTACAGCAGAGTTAGCAACTCTTGATACCAGTGGTGAAGTTGAAACATTACTAGATGCCTGTGATTCTATAACTAGTTGGGCCAAAGGGGGGAGCATTAATAGTTTTGTTCTTGACACCGCTGATAAATATGAAGGGGCAGCCTCGATTAGAGTAAGTGTGGACTTTAGTGGTGCTGGAATACAAACTGGAAAAATGACAAAAACATATGTATCTCCCATAGACTTAACTCCCTATGAATCCTTAAAAGTAGTGACAAAAGCAGCTGAGAATAACTGTACTGTATTCATAAAAGTGTTTCAAGGTGGGTCAACCTATACATACACTCCACAGGTTATTGCTAAAAATATTTGGTCTGATATATCATTCGACTTGTCGGAAATATTGGCATTTTCTCCAACTGCTGTTGATAAGATAGAGCTTAATTTTACTGAAACAGTTGACTATAAGAAAGATTTTTTTATTTGGATTGATTATATTCATGGTGGAATCGGAGCAGTTAAAAATATTATTGGTATAGAATATTTTTCTGCTTTTACTTCTACACAGACTTCCTACCCACGGTACATAAGTTTTGCAGCAGGGACTACTATAAATCTTTCGATAGCAAATAATGACGCAACTACCCTACAGTTTTCTGCATCCTATACTGGACTTGAGGTTTAACATGCTTACTAAAATTATTCGTTTAAGTCTTACAAATCTAGGGGATACTTCGACTGTACAAATTTGGCTAGAGGAACACCCAAGTATTGATGTAAAGCAGATTCAAATTACTGGGTATGACGTGTATATTATGTATATAGAACAGGAGATACCATGTTAGCAAGACAAATTTTAAATGATGTTCGTAGAGAACTCCTTGAGTTTGGAGGACAGAATTTTTGGTCAGACACAGAGCTTTTGCGACATCTAAATCGAGCTGAATTAGACTTTGTTAATAGGACTCGACTTTTAGAGGACTCTGCTCAAATCTCGCTAATTCAAGGGCGCACGGACTACCCTCTTCCTGCGAACTGGATGTCTACTCGATTAGTGATGCACAACCTCCCTGATCCCACTGGCAATCCTCAGTGGACTAGGATTTATCCTTCTAATCTAGAGAAAATAGCTCAAGAGCATCCTAATTTTTTAAATAGCAGCACAACTGCACAAGGTCGTCCCTCTAGGTACTATATTTGGGGAAATATCCTAAACGTAGTTCCTGCACCCGACGTAACTTCTTCAAGTACTATGATGCTGTTTTATAAATCTAAGCCCATAGCAATTGTCGATCCAGACAATCAGCATGTTCATATTGATGATACGCTAACAGAAGGGCTTACTGCCTATATTCTTTGGAAAGCTTGGGCAAAAGAAAAAGAGATGGACTTAGCTGAATCACAAAAACAGACCTATTTTGAGTATGTAGCTGAAGGAAGACGCTGGCTCAAGAAGAAGTCAGGGGATCAGCGCTATAGTATTGATTTAGATTCACCCATTGCACTTCATGGTGACAGTGGATTTTCGTCATTCTTTTAAGGAGTAACACAATGCAAGATAATTTAAAAATTACAGGACACATTAATATTAAGCTTTTTAATAAATCAGGTGAGCTAAAAGAAGAACGAGATCTCAGTAACCTAGTGGTTACGTCAGGAAAGAACTACTTAGCTAGTTGGTTAGCTGCTTCCTCTCAGTCTGGATATTTTATGCAGTATATTGGCCTTGGTGAAGGGCTGACAGCTGCACAAGTTACAGACACGAACCTAGAAACACCTCTAGTAACTAGAGTTTCTGGAACGGTTACATCCAGCACGAGCACTTGGCAGAACATAGCTACCTTTGGTCCTGGTGTTGATGTTGGGGCACTTACTGAAGCTGGATTGTTCTCAGATGCTTCTGGTGGAACAATGCTTGCTAGGCAGGTATTTCCTGTTGTTAATAAGGCCTCTGGTGATTCCATTGTTTTTACATGGCAGATAACGATTTCATAAGGAGAATTTAATATGGCTGTTTATCCCACAGGAACACCCTCTAATAGTGATTTATATGTAGCTCTAGATAATTTTGGAACTACATTAAATGGTGCTATTGATAACGCTCAAACTACTATCACATTAAATTCTACAGTTGGACTACCAACAGTAGGTATCTTAACAATAGAATCTGAGAAAGTTAAATATACAGGTATTTCAGGTAGTGATTTAACTGGTTGTACTCGTGGATTTAGTTCTACGAGTGCTGCATCGCATGTTAATGGAAGTTCTGTGTGGTTTAACGTTGTTGAAGAGCACCACAATGTACTTAAAGATGAAATAATTGCAGTAGCTGTAGATAATAGAAATACCTTTACTGCTGACTTAAACGATAGTATAACAGCTACAGCAACAGCTACCTCTCTTAAAGAACGCCTTGATATGATAGTTACTAGGATTAAAGAGATTCTTGGTACTGCTGATTGGAAAGATACAGTTGTCAATGCTCTATCTGCTATATCAGGGAAGAAAACAGTTGCTACTGGAAATGCATATAAATTTGAAACTACTGGAGCTACTGGAGATCTGCAAGAGACTACTGTAACAGCGCTAAGAGCTGTTGTTACTGATGCAAATGGACTACCAACTGCTGCCACTACTACAGCTGCTGAGATTGGATATGTTAATGGCGTAACAAGTGCTATACAAGCGCAGCTAAACTCTAAACTACCACAAGAGGGCTCTACGTTTCGTAATCGTATTATTAATGGTGACATGCAGATTAATCAACGACAGGCTGGAACAGTGTTTACGTTAAACACCGCTGGTGGTAACTTCGTAAGTGACCGTTGGATTGTATATGGTGCCGCTGCTGATGGAGTATTAACCTTTCAGCGATTATCCACTACTCCTCCAGAAGGATTTACTCACTACACTCAAATTAAAACTACTACGGCAGACGCATCTATTGGAGCTGCACAGTCTTACAGCATCATGCAAAAAATTGAGGGCACTAATACTATTGATTTTAAATGGGGTCTGTCCAGTGCAAAAACTATTGCTTTTTCATTTTGGGTACGAAGTTCCTTAACAGGAGTATTTTCGGGATCTCTGCGAAATAATGCACTTAATAGATCTTACCCATTTTCTTACACAGTAGATAGTGCGAATACATGGGAACATAAAACAATTATAGTAGTAGGTGAAACTACTGGTACTTGGCTTACTACAACTGGTATTGGTGTACAGGTTCTCTTTGATCTTGGATCTTCTACATCTTATCGTGGTACAGCTAATACATGGACTAATGGCAACTATGTTGGAGTAACTGGTGCTGTGAGTTTAGTTGGTACACTCAATGCAACCTTGGATCTAACTGGCGTTCAAGTAGAGATAGGATCAGTTGCAACGGCATTTGAGAATCGCTCGCTCGGAATTGAACTAGCTCTCTGTCAAAGATATTTCGAAAAATCCTATGAGACAGACGTAGCGATTGGAACAGTAACAGCTGGAGGAAGAACAGCAGTTGGATTTAGTACAGTAACTGGCACACCTAGTTACTTTGAAACTATATACTTTAAAGTGTCCAAAGGGACTGTGCCTACTGTTAATACCTATGCATATACCCTTGGAACAGCAGGCAAGACAGAAAATCTTTCAGGAGGAGTTGAGACTACGCCTTCATTTGGAACTCCTTCACATAACCAAGGGACTGTGTTGACTGGAGCTGTTACTACTGGAACATACTGTATTTTTCATTGGTCAGCTCAAGCAGAAATTTAAATTAGGAGATCTTATGTATAGACAACAACTAGACTTCACAGGAGAAGTTTCTACAGAGATAGTTATACGAGTATCCGACGGTGCCTGTATTCCTATATGCCAAGAAAATATCGACTATCAAGAGTATGCTAAGTGGTGTGCTAAAGGAAACACAGTTCTTCCTCCAGAGGAATAATTATGCTATACAATCGCTCACGATACAATGAGCAACAATACCAATATATATTATTAAGCGAAATAGTAACGCTTATTGATAGTAATGTGTCCAGGGATCTAGCAAAAAGACTGGATGATAGTGTATTTTTGTACGAGGATCTTACTAAACAGGTTACTAACAAGGGGCTGTTTGATGATATTTCCACAATCGACTGGCTATCTAAACAACGCACTTCTGAAACTACTTGGAGTGATTAATGAAAAAGACTAAGATTTCTATACCAGAAGAAGCTTTTGATACTATAAATACCAAGTATCCAGCAGACTCAGCACGTGTGTCTAATGATTCGTTTACAGCAGGAACTAAAAATCTAGAGACTTCTGTAAATGGTGATATTACTAAACGAAAAGGTGGTGTGACGTATTCTGATCTTCCTACTCCACCAAGAGACCAGTATGAAGCTATCTTTTCCGATGGAGCTCACCATCTTTTGACTGTAGACAATGGAACTCTTCGGTACTCAACTGGTGACGGTATTGCGAATGTTGCTCTAGCTGGTTTAGCTGCTACTTTAAATAACGAGTTTGCTACTACGCAGGATAGAGTCTATTTTAGTAATGGTATAACACAAAAAGTGTATGATCGAACTACGTTGTATGGGGGTGTTCCCTACCTATTTCCAACTAACACCATTAAAAATATTGGGGCTATAGCACCTACCTCTGCTCCTACTGTAGCTGTTGCAGCAGGTGGAGCTATTCCGATTGGAGCATACACATATAAAGTAACTTTTTTATACTACGATTTTGAAGAGTCCAATGGTGGATTATCTAGCACTGTAGCTACAACAACTGCTGGGAATCAAACTGTAAATCTTACAGCTATTCCAGTTGGTGGATATGGAGTAACTGCTAGAAAGGTGTACCGTGATTTAAACAGTGATGGAATATATGTATTAGTTGGTGTTATTCCTAATAATACAACAGTTACGTTTGCTGATACTTTAGCTGCTGGATTTACTCCTATTCCAGACGATCAAGGATTACCCCCTAGTTTTACGCTCATTTCTCTATATCTAGATCGTCTTTTCGTCTCTGGTATTCTTGGAGATCCCTATACAATAGCATTTTCTGCTGTTGGCACTCCTGATATTTATCCTGCCTTCAATACAATTGAGTGTAATCAAGAAGATCCTATAACAGGTACAGTAGTGTATTTAGATCGACTTATTGTTTTTAATAGACGATCAATGGGGCAAATTCTTGGACATACGTCTGACTCATTTCGTTATGCTAGTATTCAAGGATCTGTGGGTTGTGTTGATAATAGATCAATTCAAACTAGAGTTATTGACGGAGTACCCATTCTTGTTTGGCTTTCAGACAAAGGATTTTATGCCTACAATGGAAATAGTGTAGTGTACATAAGTGATGTAATTGAAGATCTCATCAACTCAAATATACAACAAGCACTGATTCAAAAAGGAAAGCGAACACAAAGTGATTATACCTCTTTCTCTCAAGGCGTGAAGTCAGATGGAATAAATATTGAGAGTAATCCTGGAACTATTCTAACTAAAGGGCCATATTGGGATACAGGAGCTCATCCTGCCGCTACACTTGATGAGCAGACAAATCCAAAGAAAGTTTGGGATACTAAAGCAGAGTGGATAGCTGGAACAACTAAGACTAATATTGCTTTAGAAAGTAGTAATAGTATTAAAGTACCTACTAGATTTGCTCCTACTCTGGCATCAGGAAGTCTTAGTGGCACAGCTACAGTAGTTGGATCGACAGTAAAGTTACCAACGGTCGCAGATAGAGACCTATTTCTCCAAAAAATGCTTAAACCGTATGTATTTGAGGGACCTATTCCATACATCTATGGTGCTTTAATTGGGAATTCCTTTACTTATGGTGATGGATCTGAATGGGGACAAAGATTTACTGTTGAAGCATCTGGAGTTTTGTCAAGTCTAAATATCTTTCTACCCCAACTTGTGCCACCAAATGCAGCAAATCAGTATTCAATTGAAATTAGGAACGAGATCTCAAGTAATCCAGGTGGTACGCTGTGGGCAACTACATATACTACTAGTGTTGCTGTAGGACAGTACGCAGAGTTTATTCCAACTAATTCACAGACATACAACCCTAATTTGAATGTAACTGCTGGAAACTACTGGCTAGTAATTAAAATGGTAACACCACAGATAATGGACTTCTGGCCAGTTTTATCTCCACTCGAAACTGCTCCAGGTCCTGTACGTATTAGATATGGTGGAAATTGGGTTGATCCGGCAACTCTATACTTTTTTTCTAACCAGTATAAGGCTACTATATTATCGGGGCTTACTACTCGAACTGCTGATGAAGTAAGAGGGATTCCGTTTTTTATTAAGTTTACACAAACACCAATACCATCAACTGGCCAGTGGTTGTCTCCAATACATGATACATTTTCTACGTCAATTACTCCATCCTTAACCATTGGACATACTGGAACATATGTCAATGGAACCTTCTACTCTGGACTAACTACAGTAGGTTCTACAACTACAGTAGAAGGTAGTGATATATTCAATTTTTCTGGTGGCCCAGAAACTACTAGCATTGTCACTAATTTAAATGGAAGTCAAGCGGTTACTCCAGCTCTATCAAAGCGATATTGGAGAGTACGAGTCCAGCTAAATAGTAGTGATAGTCGGGTAACTCCTATTGTTGGAACTCCTACTCTTAAGTTTACACAAATAGGACTCTGGGAGTCAGAAGTCATAGATACAACTCTCGACAGTACTGTGTATGACTCATTTACTCAGACGTATGTAGCACCAGTAGGAACAAGTGCTATATTCAAGGTAGCTACATCAGCTAGTCCTGTAGGTCCTTGGACATTTGTTACATTCGGTAGCCATGTTGTCAGACAGTATATGAAAGTACAGGCCACTTTAACTACTGATATAACAAATGGACTAACTCCAGAAATTACAGCCATTGGAACTACGTGGACTCTTATTTCCTCTTTTGAGTCTGAGAAAATTGATACAGGAGTTACTCCATCTGGTTGGGATGTATTCCAAGCATCGTACATAGAGAATGGTGGTAGTGTAACATTCTATATGCGGAGTGCTACAACGTCAGGTGGATTAAACGCACAGCCGTATGTGCAGGTGTACAGTGGAGACTTCCCTGATAGTAGTATTCTTCCCAAGCAATGGGTACAGTGGAAAGCTATACTCACTGCACATGCTGATCAACTGCCTTCAATTTCAAGTGTAGCAGTTAGTTGGTTTATTGGTAATAATAAAAGTATTCGCTGTGCTTCGTTGTTCTTTAATAAAAACTATTATGTTGCTCTCGCAGAACTTGAGAGTTTGTACAATAATACCATGTTTGTCCTTGACTTTCAAGGAAAGTGGAGAATATTCAAAGATATTGAAGTTTCCACTATGTCGTATTTCTTTAATGCTCCGTATTATGGAGACGCCTTAACTGGTGAAGTGGTCAGATTCTTAGAGGGTCTTTCAGATCAAGGAGATCCAATTGAACTAGACATTAGGACAAAGGCGTTTGATGGATCTACTCAATACAATGATAACGAAGAAAAAATTAAGATACTGGACTATGTAATTATGGTCTGTGTGAACACAGGAGCAGCGTTTGATTGTCACTACTCAACAGATGACGGAATGACCTTTAATCCACTTTATGATACCTCAGGAAATAATACTTGGAGTACTCTTAGTGATGGAAAACAAGTGTACAAGTATCTTAGACCAAGGTACACCGTATCAATTCCACAAGGTCGTACATTATTGCTAAAAGTACACAATAATGATACTAAAGAAGTACAAGTTAAATCTCTTAAAGCGGAAATGTTTGTTAGAGAGCAGCCACCTATAATTACAGGATAGCCCTATGCCAAAGACTCAAAATTTTCCAATTGGTAACGAGTTTAAGTCTGAGGTAATTCAGCGAAACTTAGAAGATCTCTATGAGTATGCACACGATCACTCGTATAGAGAGACTGAACCTACAGAAGCAGAAGGAGTTGTTGGGGATATCCTTTTAGTTAAGATATCGTCTTTATTCTATGTCTATGTCAAATTTCCAGATGGCTGGAAAAAAGTCAATACCATAGATGCTCAAGATAACGTGTATGATGACTTAAGAGTCCCAGGATCAGCAGCACAGGGAGGAGCATCTGCTCCAAACTTAGACCCTTTTGGACCTTCAGGAAACCTAAGAACCTGGACATTTGATGGTGGAGCAACAACTGAGCAAATCTATTTTCAGATTCAACTGCCTCACTCGTACAAGGAAGGATCAGCAATTTATCCACACGTCCACTGGTCTCCTACTACAGTAGGAAGTGGTAATGTCAAATGGAATTTAGAGTACTCCTGGATTAATGTAAATGAAACCTTTCCAGCTCCAACTACACTAGTAGCAGTACAAGCAGCCTCAGGAACAGCCTGGAAACACCAGGTAGTTGGATTTGGAACCATCAATGGAGCAGGTAAAAAAATAAGCAGTATGTTAGTATGTAGACTATATCGAAATCCATCTGACGTACAAGACACTTATGCAACTGACGCATCTTTTTTAGAGTTTGACTGTCATTATCAGATAGATTCAGATGGATCGACACAACAATTTATAAAGTAGAATAGGAGGATTTATGTGGCCAGTAATAGCAGGATTAGGCATAGCAGCTGCTTCATCGTATTTGAATAAACCAAAAAAGCCAAATACTTCGGGTTTACAGATGTTTAACCAGATGTATGGAAAGCAGCAAAAAGATCTAGTAAATCAACAATTTACTGATCTTCAACCTGGTAACGAAAGATACAGAACACAAAGAGAAGCACTGGGACAGGCTTTTGAGGATAAGTCAGCTGGGCAGGCAGAAGAGTACCAAAAGAACCTAATGGGACTTGGAGAATATGATAGGCAAGCTGCTGATAAGTCATCTGCTCTTCAACAAGAGAAAGATTTTAGAAGTGTGCCTATGCAACAGCAGATGATTAGAGAGAACTTAGCTGCTTCAGGAGGTATGCGTACTGGGGGAGCTGCACGGGCTATGTCACAACCAACGATGGAAGCTGCGCAGCGTTCATCTGACTACTCTAGAGGGCTAGAGTCTACTCTTTTAGAAAGACAGGCTGCTCGTGCTGAAAAAGGCGTTGACACAGTGTATACAAGCAAAGCTGGTGCTGCTATGGAGAGACTTGGTATTGATAAAGAAACTCTCACGACTCTTTACAATAGTGGGCGAACAGATATCATCAATCGAGCTGGACAAATGCTTGGAATTAGTCAGCAAGAACTAGCTAACATGCTCGCAGTTGAAGGTATTCAGATTAATGCAGGACTAGCTGACAATGCTGCATCTAATGAAAGAAATCAGCAGAATCAAAATGCACTTATGCAGTTACTAGGACAGTTTGCTGGCAGTCAGTCAGGATCTTCTAAATCTGACGTTGCTAAATAGGGGTACATCATATGGCACAATCACAAATTCCTGACATTCCAATAGAGCTACTTCTTGCAGCTGCAAGGAGACCTAGTATTGGCAAATCTGTACAGTCTGGACTAGAGGGATACAAAGAAGGCGTAAATCTTTCTGGAATACTACAAGATCGTAAGGCTAAGCGTAATGCAGAGCAACAGGCTCTTATGCAAGAGATACAAAAAGCCATGTCAAGTAATGCCTTTGTTAAAGAGGCACAAACTCCTATTCCTACTTCTAGAGATATAAATAAGCCAGCAATGCAAACAATGAGTCCAGTTGAGTTGCCTAGTGGTGTTTTAGTGGCTCCTCAAGGTCCTTCTGAACAAGTTCCTGCTAGTATATTTAAGAAGCCATTATCTTCTGAAGAAATAGCACAAGAAGCAATGAATAAGAAAGAACGAATGAAAGGATTTGCTGCTGGCGTTATTCCAGAAGAAGCAGCTAAACTTGCACTAACCGTGGACAAGCAAGAAGATACTTCTGCAAAACAGATGGAAATAAGACAAGTGAATCTGCCTGGAGTTGGCCCTACTTACATTAATATCGATAAGATCAGGAAAAAAGCCTACGATCTACAAGGTAATGACATAACAGAGCAAGCTGCTGATGCTATTCCATATTTTGCTCCTGCTACTATAACAGGAACAAGTGGAATCTATATGACTCCAAGAGTTGAAGGAACCTACAGAGGAGCTGCTGGAGTTCCTAAAGGACAAAGAATAACCAGTTTGGCTCAACTAACACCAACTGAAGCTAGCGTGCTAGAAAAAACAAAAGAAGACTTTAATACTGATGAAGCAGCCAAAGTATCTAGAACAAAACAGGCTGATTATGACATGGCAGATTCTGTAGTTGGTATTGGAAATTGGGTTGGAGATGCAGCTGTACTATCTGTTGCTGCTAAAGGATTAGGTAGAGATGTCGGTAATCTATCAACTGAAGAGCAAAGACGATATAGAATGAGTCCAGCCATATTAGATATGATTAAGACAAAAGCAAATTTGTGGTCTCAAGGTATTATACGACCTGAAGATAGGGATGCTTTTAAAGAAGCTATTCGTGTAATGAAGCAAAAGAATTTAGATATTCTTAATGCTAAACGTGAAACATACGGGAAACTAGCAGAAACGAGAGTACCAAATATAGACGCAACTTTTGCTAGAAACTATATATATGAACCAGCTACAATGACTCAATTTGACGCTCAACCGAGAACAGGACTTACTCCAGAGAAAAAAGCAAGAATGGAAGAACTCCGAGCTAAAAAAGCTGCGGGAACACTGAGGTAAACAATATGGCACTTACAGAAGCTGAAGAGCTTGAACTACTTGAATTAGAGGCTGCTGAAACAGAAGAGCCTCCTCAACAGACTGAGCAAGAACAAATTATGTCAGAGATTAGGAATGAGCCTGGTCTTCAAGATGTTTCTCTTAAAACTATGGTTGAGGCTCCATTCATGGCAGCTGATATAGCTGGACACGAGGCTGCTGTGTACGCTGCTGAAAAAGGCGTAGATCCTCGTCTTGCTGCTCTTGGTGGAACCGCTGTTCAGATGATTCCACACGGTCTTTTGGCCGCTAAATCTATAGCATCAGGTGGAGTGGAGAAACTTGCTAATGTAGTCAGAAAGCCTATATCAAAGTTAAAAGCATATGCACAATCACTGAAGGGCCCTGGAGTTGAAGAAGCTAGAGCATTTGGAGAAAAAACTCTTGCCGATTTTACAGTTAAGCCTAAAAGATCTGCCCTAATTGAAAAGTTAGGACAGAAAAAAATAGATCCCATGCAGGATGTACAAAGCACTCTTAGGACAAAGCTAAAAGAACTTCCAGAAGAGCAAGTCCGATTTCAGGCAGCTTCTGAGAAGGCAAGTAAGTTGGCTGGATCAAACTTAGGAGCGATTGAGAGTAAACATGGAATTTCCTTTAAAGAGATGGGAGTTCCTTCCGTACCAGAAAATACAGCAAAATTTGTAAGTCAGATGGAGGCTATGGCAAAGCAGACTCCAGAAGCAATTAATAGTATCATGCCACTAAAAGCGCAGCAAACTTTACGTAAGCAAGCTCAAATGATTCTTAAATCCAATATTCCAGGAGAGCTCAAGTCTAGTATTTCCTCAGGAAAAAAGAGCATTGAACAAGCTATGGAGTTAACCTTAGGAGAAGAGTTTGCTAATGCACGTCAGGCTGTAGCAAAAACTGAACAGTCTCTAGAGGGTGTAACTGCAAAGTTTACAACCAAACGTAGTAAATTAGGTGCAGAAACTACTAGAACAGCCAATGAGATAGCTACTCAAAAGACTAGAATTGCACGTTTATTGAAACAATCAAAGTTAGCTGAAGGGAAACAGCTAGATAAGATTGAGAGCGACCTTGCTAATATTGTATATCAGGCTACTATACGAGAGGCAAAAATAAGAAAGTTAAAGTCAATTGGGTGGGCGACAGGTGCTGCTGCAATTGGTCTAGGTGGACCAGCAGCGGTAATTAGTGCACTTAAATAGGAGTCAGTATGGCAACTAAAAAACTAACTAGCTATGATATGATCTCTGAAATGCACCAAGATATTAAACACATTAAAGAAGAGCTCATCCCTGGTATCCATACGGAACTTGGTATATTAAAAGTTAAGAATAGTGTGTGGAGTTCAATGACTGGAATCGTTGGAGGGATGTTAGCAGTACTGACAGTTAAACTCTGGAAATAGAGGTGCTCTATGTGGAGTGATTGGAGTAGTGCAGAGAAACCAATTAGTAAGATAATCGTACATTGTCCAGTGTGTGCCCATCGTCTAGGCTTTAGATTTATGGAGGATGCTTTTAGTAGCCATTGTGCAGAATGTATGGCAACCTACACCTACTTACCTAACAACACCCTTCCAACAGCACTGTTAGATATCAAAGAAAAAAAGACCTGTCATTGTGAGAACTGCTATGCGAAATAGTATAGACAAACTCTCTGGGATGCTCTTCTGGACCATCATAGGGTTCTTCACCGTACTCTACTGCCTTTTCACTATTTAACAGGCCTCAGCTGGTCCTAAAAAGAGGCAAATAGGCACAAAGTACCTATACATCAACACTATTCAAGGTACTTGCACCTACATATCAAAATGCTTAAGTAGCAAGCACTTTACGTTTAAAGTATCGTCTGTACAGTTGCACCCATCTTTTTATCCCTTCCCAAGTAAGCAACCTACCATTTATAGCCAATCCATTTAATATCCTGTACTCTTCCCTCAGTCTTTTCTCAACCTTATTCATCTCCATAACCTCCACTTCTTGGGCTTATATTTAATGATTATTGCAAATGCTACTAGGCACATCGACAAAGCCGCGACTTCCAAACCTAAACCTACCCAGTTACTATAGATGGCTAGTCCAATAATAGTGACAACGTACTTAGCTAGCTTGTACTCATAAGCACTTGAGGATACCTGTGCACTGCGCTTTGTCTTCAGCGTTTTAGCTATCTGTCTGTAGTAACTGAACATTTCAAGGAATAGTGCAATTACTATACAGCCTATCCCAATAAGCTTATATGATAGTAACATTTAATCTCCTATTGCTTACCTTACCACGACATCAACACCGTACGTAGTAATGGCTTTTCCTATGTACTCCAGTAACTGTTGTTCTTCAGTATTCTTGAATACATGAAAAGAACACCTATCTGTCGCTTTTACCTCTACGGTATATCCATTGTCAACTGTCTGAACGTTGATCTCCATAGTGCTATGCCCCCTGGTCTCTTTTAATGTCTTCATACATGTCTGCACATATAGCAAGAACTTGCCTTATAGCATGATCAAATTCTTTATATCTAAGGCAGTCTTCAATTAGTAATAATCTATACCCATATCGTGATTCAAATGTCTCTTCCATTTAGTCCCCCATCTTCTCGATTACAACCTCAATTCCTTTGGGTTGTTCTTTGATGACTGCCTGTCCATTCTCCATTACAATCACGACTTTATTCTGAGTGCGTTTAATTTTTCTACGCTTCTGTTCATACACTCGTTTATCGTAGTAAAATTCAACTGTGAGGATCCAACAAATGTACAACTCAGTAACTAGTGTTACCCAAATTGCTATATGCTCCAGAAACCCAATATCCATCTTAGTCCTCCTTCAATCCAGTCTATGAGAATAGGGTAGGCATATCCCAGTAGTATCCCTGCAAGAGCCCACGCAATTACTCTCACTCAATTATCCTAGCAAGAACTGCATCAACAGCAAACAGCACAATAGCAATCACAAGAAATGAAGCAAGCACATAAATTCCAACTGAAACAAATACCATATATCCTCCTTAGATTAGTTTAATTCCACGTTAGTCCGACAAACAAAGACGGACACCAATAGACAATATCAGAATCACGTCTTGCTCCAAACCTAATAAACAACACTTTTCCAGTTACACTAGTTGATTTACCAGGAGTAGGAACACTAGACTCCTTAAAGTACCAGCTAAACGTAACATGAAATGGCCACTGAAAAACTAAGTGCCATCGACAGTAATACTGGATATTTGATAAGTAAAAGAAGGAGTTAGTCAGTGAGGTGTCTTTTAAGAGTCTTCCTGTGTAGTCAAACACTTCACTTCCTCCATCTGTGAATTCCCATCTCCAACAACCAGCCCCTCTTAGGGCAAGTAGAACTTTGGGTATTTCTCTCCATCGAGCCCACCACTCTATGGCCCTAGGACCAAAAGCTAGCCATCCTTTATATTTAAGCATCCATCTCTGTACTGGGTTATCCCAGTCTGTTCCCTTCCATTTTTCTGGTGAGTTTAGGTGTTCTGGTAGTGCAGACCAAGGCATTTTACTCTCCTTATATTAAACCTAACTTGATGAAAATTGCTATAGCAGTAATGATCCCAATAGGTATTGAAATGATAATAAGTGCAAATACAACTAGCAGATCTCTAACTGCTCTATCCATCTAGTCCGTCCTTGTATACAGTTTTACCATCCACTCTTTTTGCCCGTAAGCAAATCTTTCTGTTCCTCTCTTCAGAGACATATGAGCAATGCACCCACCCTGAATTCTTGCCATCTTTAGCATCGTAGAACTCTAGTATGATCTGGTCATAACTAAGGTTCTTTGATATCCACTTAGCCAACTCCATGTTATCGATCCCATCAACTTCAAAGTCGGCAGCCTGCCCTTTCATATGTTGCGATGTACTAGAGCCACCTATCAGAGTATTTAATTTGGTGCTCCTATATCCACTTGATACGATTACAGGCTTCTTGTAATAGTCTCTCACCTTCTGTAGGATATTGATGGCTAGGTATTGTAATCCATCTTTAGCCCAGCTATCTGGAACATTAAATATTCCATTACGTACAGCAACACTATCCTTTATTAGCTCTTCAAGTGTAAAGTTCTCAGTGAGTTTCATATTAACCCCTCGGAAGTAAAACGTTGACAGCGTTGGTAATGTACTGCTCAATGGTCAAGAGCTTTGCAGTTGCTGTGTCAAGCTTACGGCGTAACTCGTCACGTTCATCTTCAAGGTCCTGCATGTCGAGATCTAGATCATCTATATAGTGACTGAATGAGTCCTCTGCATCCCAGTGACCTTGTTTGTATCCTTCTAGCCTAGCTTCGTCTTCTAAATTCATCTTCTATCTCCTTTGTCTTAATATGTAGAACGTTGCCATGTCTACTATAGTCTGCAGCTATTTGGTCTGGAGTCCGTCCTGTTTTAAAGACACTAATTTCATATCTCTCTTCAATTAAGTCTTCTATAATTTCTATTCTTGCATCTTCTGTGTCTTCCTCTAACTCGTGCACTCTTTCAAAGAATTCTAGTGCTGCTTCAGCTGACATGTTAAAAGCTATTGTCATTTTCGTTTCCTCTTTGGCTTCTTAACCTCTGTAGTATCAGTCCAGAATTTAATGTACTCTGGGTGATAAGACCAGTTACCTTTCTTTAATTGCCATGATCTAATAACAGTTACTTTACCCATTGATTCCTCCTATACGTAACCTTGGTTTAGGCCAGGGTTTATTAATCTTAAGAGCATTACGACGTAAGAATCTATGAATCTCGTTAATTGGTATAGCTATCCCAATACCGTAGGGATGTCCACAGGACTCAACGTGCATCGCAGAAACGATACCTATCACTTCACCCTTATCACTGAACACAGGTCCTCCACTATTGCCTGGATTGACAAGTGCGTCAGTGTCAAATCTCCAACTAAGAGCAAAAGGGTAAAACCATATACGAGAAATTACTCCCGTCGTAACTGTCCAAAGTGCTCCATGTGGATGACCTATTACTAGGACGTCTTGTCCTACAAAGTACTTATTACTCTTTTGTATATTTGCATATGGGAACTGTTGTGAAGAGTCTAAGATTCTAACTACTCCCAAGTCTCTTAGATTATCTATGGCCAGACGTTCACACCTATAAGTAACACCCTTTGATGTTAGTGCATAAATATAAGGTGCTGTACTTCCCTCTATGACATGTGCTGCTGTTAAGACTGTTCCCTTCTGGTCAATGAGAACGCCTGTTCCCATCCACTCATTCTCTCCATCTGTAACAAACTCGACAACAGTAGTAGCTATTAGTTTCTGTACGCTCTTCTCATTCCACGACTTAGCTAGTGTCTGCTGTTTAGATACTGGTATGGCAAGAGAAGCTAATACTATTAGAGCTACGAGTAATTTCTTCATTTGTACTCACGACCTCCTATGGTAAACTTACCCTTCTCAATTATGTGTACTGTTGGTGTAGTGATTCCATTCTCTGACACAAAGTCAATGAAACCGTTAATCCAGCAGTTCGGCTGACCCTTCTTCCACTCAGGTGTTGTATGACTCAGACAACCAGCTGTTACAGCATAATGGGCTGGAAGTTCAGGCATAGCGTTATGAATCGTGTGCGCCTGAAAGTGATGAAGATGTCCGTACACAACCTTAAACGGTGAGAAGACATCGGCATACTTTTTAGCGTGGTGTGTGGGATACAGTGTTCCGTGTATAAATATGCAGTCTCCAAGTTTAAAGTAGGACTTGTAACTTCCATAAGGCACCCAAGTAGCTTTTGGCCATACTTTATGCAATACGTCTTTCTTAAAGTCAAAGCGTCCACCAAAGGCATCAGGATACTTCTCCATCACTCTACGATATCTCTCCTCATGATTCCCTTCTAAAAAGATCAACTCAGCTTTAGGAGCAATTGCAAGTAGTTGCTGCAAGAAGTTTGACATTAGGGTCTTATCCCGTTCATACCACTCAAGTCTAATTTGTGATGCTTGCATTGATTCAACACCATGCATACCTTTAGAGTCAATAACATCGCCACCTAACACGATGAGGAACTTGTTTTTTTGTTTGGTGACTTCTTTGTACAGATCGTTTACGTAACTTAACACTCCTGTTAAGTTCACGTTATCGGGCATATGGATGTCAGAGAGAAATACACCAATTGTCTTACTCATGTGATCTCCTTTTAACATTCTCTTTATTACTCTTATTCTGGTGGCATACATCTTTGCATAGTACTTTTAGATTCTCTGGATAGCAGAAGAGGCGAGCAGCAAAAACTGTCACTCCTTGCCATCCGACTGCTGGATCTACAACTGGATCAGTGTGGTCAACGGCTACATCACGGAGTTTAAATACATTTTTACACTTCTCACACGTATATTGATTTGATGCTATCTTAACTCTACGCATCGCTCCCCAGTAAAGGAAGGATCTACTGAATACCTGACGTAACATGTAGCATAAACGCAATTCGTCTTTACTTCTTTTTACCACGGATTCTCCCTTTATTATCAATGGAAACTATCTTTCCTTTCCACATGATATCTAGCCACTTATGCCTAGTCATCTTTAGCCTCTCTCCAATTTTTACCAGTTCCAACCGTTGCAATTAGTGGGACATCTAACTTCACAACTGATTCCATTATGTGCTTAACACCTAACCTGTTATGAGTAGCTTCTAGCTCAGTGTCTTCAAATAGAAGTTCATCATGAACTGTAAGAATAGGTAAATATCCTTTCTTCCTTAGTTCAATCATTGCAAGCTTAATAACTTCAGCAGCACTACCTTGAATGATATAATTAACAGCTGCTCTCTCCCAATGGAATCTATCGTAAAGATC